CCACCCTTAATATAGCAGGTCTGAACGCATCCTCAATCAGTTCTGGTACTGTCCCTGTCTCTGCACTAAATAACGCTGTACTGAAAACTTCTGCCACGGGGAGTCTTATTCTCCCTTCTGGTACAACAGGTCAAAGAGATGTGTCCCCTCAAGAGGGGTACACACGTTGGAACTCTACGACCAAACAAAAAGAAACCTTCAATGGTGCAGCTTGGACGCTAGACACGAATCAGTCTGAGGCTTACCTGCTTAACAGGTCAAACCACACCGGAACACAAGATATTAACTCGACCACAACTGGAACTCTTTCAGTGGCGAGGCGTGGTACAGGGACGACTTCATCTTCGGGAACAGGAAGTGTAGTTCTTTCAGACAGTCCTGTACTTAGTGGAACTCCGAATGCACCGACCGCAAACTCAGGCGACTCATCTGAGCGAATCGCCACAACAGCATTTGTACAAACTGCTATAACATCTTCGTTTGTTTTTTCCAGTCCTTCCGAAAATGCAGCGGGTATTGTTCAGAACAAAGCGGTTGATCCTCTAGGAATCCGGCAAGCTTTTAATGCTACAGGTACTGCGCCAGTGTATGCATGCCGTGCCTGGGTAAACTTCGGTGCCGCAGGCGGGACGCCCGCAATTCGCTCCAGCGGCAATGTGAGTAGCATTACGGACAACGGCGTTGGACTGTTCACCATCAACTTCACGACAGCGATGCCAGATGCAAATTACGCGGCCATCGGTAGTTGCTCGAACTGGACAGGGACTGCAAACGTCACTTCCGTGAAGCCGACAACGGGTTCTGCCACAACAACTACGACTGCATGCCAAATTCTATGCAGCTACGAATCCGGCACCAGCGGCGGGGCGTTCGACGCGGAATATGTCTCTTTTGCTGTGTTTCGCTAAGTGAGGATCGGCACATGAATCAGGTTATTGTTTACAAGCAGGATAACGGTGTGGCTGCCATCGTGCGGCCAACCGACGAGGCGCTGGCGCAGTACGGCATCCACGCCATTGCGCAAAAGGATGTGCCAGCCGGCAAGCCTTACAAAATCATCAACGCATCCGAAATTCCCACCGACCGCACACAGCGCGAGGCGTGGACTGTAGACACTGCCGAGTTAACAGACGGTGTTGGGGTTGGTGGTGTGTTCGAAGAGGGAGGAGCGCAATGAGTATCATCAAGGTTGATGTATTGCGGCTAGAGGATGTTGAGCAAATTAGGGATCGTGTGAGGGCAGCTCTCAACCCTCTTCGTGACACATTCCTGAGCCGTTTGTCAGGAATCGCAATATTCGCACAGGATGAGGCTATAAGGGAAGAATGTTCAGTTCTACGTACTGCCCTCTTAGACATCACCAAAGACCCGACATTCCTAGTGGCTGAAACGTATGAGGATATGCGGGAATCACTGATAACACGTTTCAAAGTAATTGCTTCCGGCGCGTCAGATACTGTTAGAAATGTATTTCGAGAATTGGAGTTTTAATGCCTTTATTTACAAAACCACAATTCAATAATGTGTGGGCTTCTACAGGGGTAAAGCTGGCCCCAGCAAGTACGAAAATATCCTCTGGTTGGATTGTTGAAATTCCACCGCACGAGTATGAAAACTGGATTCAGAATCGTCAAGATGCTATGCTGGCGCACCTGAATCAATTGGGGATTCCTTTGTGGGATTCTACCGTAGAATACCAGGCAGGGAAATCTTATGTTCAAGGGACTACTTCCGGGGTTGTATACAGAGCACTTACAACACACATCAATATTAATCCCGAGATTGATATTTCAAACAACTGGGTAGTTGCTTTTGAAGCTTCTGGTAATGCTTTGCTTAAGTCTCAAAACCTTGCGGATGTCCCTGACAAGGCTTTAGCCAGAACTAACTTAGGTATTGCTACAACAGAGTTCTATGATGGAAGGTATCTTCTGAAAGGTAGTAATTTTTCAGATGTACCTAATAAGGCCACAGCAAGAACAAACCTAGGTCTAGGGAATTCTGCAACACTAAATGTTGGAAATTCTGCAGGAACCGTGGCCGCTGGCGATGATACTAGAATTGTAAACTCAGTTCAAAACAGCAGAAGCATTCTGGCAGGTAATGGACTTACAGGGGGTGGCAATCTATCAACCGATAGGTCTATTGTCTTGGGAACCCCAGGACACTTGACTGCCACCTCTACGAACACAGTCACAGCTACCTCGCACACACATGCTGTAGATATCGCCTCGTTTTTCCAAAGAAACTTGACCGCCTCTAAGGGTCACTATGTTCTACCGGGAGGACTTATTATAAACTGGGGTAGGCATAACTATAGCGGAAGTCTTGTAGGTGATTCTGTCACTTTTGACAAGCCATTCACCTCTGCGGTGTTCTTTTCTGGTTGTGAGGGAGATTTAACACAAACAACTTTTGTAGAGGTTGGTCAGACAGGATCACTATCCTTAACAGGTATGTCGGTGTCCAATTCATACGTAACAGCCGGTGCGACAGGCCCCGTTCCCGGACAAGTAATTTGGTTTGCCGTGGGTGTATAGCATGAACCCTTTAGTGAAAAGACTTTCTCTACTAGGAGCTTCTTCTGTAATTGCTGTTTCTGGTGCTTACTTGGTGAGTCCCTGGGAGGGAAAGGAAAACCACGCCTACAAAGACATTGTTGGGGTTGCTACGATTTGTTTTGGTGAAACTAAGGGTGTGAAGATGGGGGACTACCGCACAGACAAGCAGTGTGAAGAATCCCTTGTCTCTGAGCTTACAGCTTATAACAAGGCAATGAAAAAACATGTCAAGGTAGAGCTAAAGCCTTATGAGGAAGTTGCTTACACTTCATTTGTGTGGAATGTTGGAGAAACAAACTTCAAGAATTCTACACTCCTGAAGAAACTAAATTCGGGAGACAGGGTTGGTGCTTGCAACGAATTACCTAGATGGAACAAGGCAGGTGGCGTTGTCGTAAAGGGGCTGACAAATAGGCGTCTGCATGAGCAAAAGGTTTGTCTTGGGAAAGATGAGACAGTTAATGCTGCTTTGAATAGCCTTTCAGTGCAGCAGGAGGCTCCAGAAACGCTTATTTCTATGAGTCAAGGGGTAGGTGAGGGTGAGCCTGTTTCAACGATTACAGAGCCTCTAATTGAGCCTGAAATTTCCGTACCTGATATCACTCCTGAAGCTCCTGTTGAGAAGTGCTGGAAGTTCCTTTGGTTCTGTCTTAAATAATTGAGAGGAAGTTTATGGATTGGCTAGGTAAACGCTTTAGCCAACTCCGCAATTTACTCCATACAAGAGTTGTAGCATGTGTTCGTAAAAGAGAAGAGCAACAAAAGCTCTCAATACGTTCACATGTTGCCCATATACAAATTGGAAACTTCTTAGTCTCTGTTAGTACAACAGGGTTAATGGCTCTAGGAGTAGTCCCCATGTCACTTACAGTGTTGATTGTTTTAGCAATCTTTCTTTTCCTGATAGGTGTAATTGGAAGGTATATTGATTCTGTAGAGGATGATGTGGAAAGGCTTTTAAAATATGAAGAACACATTGGTTCAAGTGTTGTTGGTAGTGACGCTAGTGCTTCTAGGCATGATAGTGTACAACAACAAAGTGATTGACGCAAAAAACCAAGAGATTGCAGCTATCAACCAAAAGCAAAAGAATACGCAGGAAAAGCTGGAGAGAATTTCTGTACAATTGAATGCTCTTGGTAAACAGATTGAAACTGCTAATAAGTCCTACTTAGCTCTCACAAACAAGATTGAAGTTCTGGACAAGAAAAAGATTAACTACACCGAAGAAGTGAGGAAAGTGAAAGATGCTAATGAGGATACTAAAAAGTTTCTTGATCGTAAGCTGCCTGATGATGTTAAGCGCTTGCTCAATGACGCGGTTTCTGAATGATGGAACGCCAGAGGAACATGTTGTATTTGTGTCCTTACCTGTGTCTTTGATGCAGAAGTTTTGTGTCCTACAGCCTCCCGGAGAAACTGTCGGAGAGCTTGGAGATGCTTACGTACATAATACGTTGTGTGGAAAGAAGTACGAAGCACAAGTAGAAGAACAACGAAAATACTTCGATAACGTGAAGGAAGGAGAAAAGCAAAGTGGAGAGACATCAAAATAACTCTACAAACAACTCTACAAGCCCTTCTCAGATTATCGACTCTAAGCTTGCAATGTATTGGGAGAGATTTGCAATCTACATTGCTTGCAGCTTGGTAGCTTTGTGTGCTTGGCTTTATGTGAAACAAGAAGAAAAAATTGAACAGCTTGATGTAAGAGTTCAACAGCTTCAGGTAGACAAGGTGAGTAAGCAAGAGCTAAGAGAAATGGAAGAAAGAATCTCAAAAAACATGGATGGAATGAAGGGAGACATCATCTTTCATATCAACATGCTCAGAGAAAAGCGATAGTAAGAAATAACAATAAGAACAATCAATTCCTCTATATTAAAAGCCTCTACATCTCATCAATGTAGAGGCTTTATTTTTAGAAAGAATTTATATATGCATCTGTGTCGAAATTTACCAAATTTGCATAAACTCTCTCATCTATTTCACCTTTCCACTTCTCAGCTAAAAGTCCAGCATCAATATTTTTAACTCTACAGTAATCAGAATAAGCCTCCTCCGATGTATTGAATATTTTATAGTAATTCCCAAACCTATTGCTTAGCAATTGTGTCACAAATTTCCCCGAGCTTGTCATAGTGAATCCTTGGAATTTTCTTTTGTTACTTCTTGGAGCAAAAGTGTTTATTTCCTGTGGAATGAATGTACAAAATTCCTTACTATAGTGTTTATTTCCAAAGACACAAAAATCCTTATCCACTTCCCAACCTTCGATGTAATTAGTGTAGTACCATTCTGCAAAATTTTGAAAATTGTGCCAATTATCATCGACCGAACATCCAATATAGGATTCGTGCCAACTTTCAGGATCATAGCATCGGGTGAGCATAGCAACCCACGCACGGTAACATTTTGAATTTCTCCCATCGTGTGTGGCTTTAAAACCTCCCCTGCCTAGGTAGCCCACTCCTACCACAGTTGGGCACATTCTATCCAAGACATTCCCAGATACGATTGCCTGTTTATAAAAGGTATATACTTCACCAGTATCTTGAAATTTTACAACAACATTCTTGTAGTTGATATATTCTAAAATTTCCAATTTACCACATCTCTTACTTTCGTATACTTCCCCAACGTCCATAAATTCCTCCTATATATTCCCTCAACGACTAAAGCCTACAAGACTCATCATCTTGTAGGCTTCTTTTTATTTAAATCTTAGTAAGACCTGTGGAATTCATCCAGTCTTTATCGCCGACATCATTTTCAACTTTCACATTAAAAGCTGTATCTCTTACATCTATGTCAAGCAATTTGACTTTAGTACCAGCCCTAAAATATGTAGAAGCCTCCTCACTGTCATTGACAACATATGCAGCCCCGATTTCTAGAAAAGGTTTATCGCTATCCGTCCGAGAAATTTCACCAGTCAATGTAAACCCCTTCTCACGAAGCTTCTCGATAAGAGCATTCTTCTCTTGTTCCATAGAAGTAATGTCTTTCTTAGCTTCTTCAATACGCTTTTCAATGTGAAGAATATCTTCACGAATACGTTCTGCTGTCATTTCTGTTCCCTTTTCTTCATAAAGTTTAAACCAGTCTTCCGACCAATAAGAGGTGACTCCATCGTCAGCCGTAACTACAACCAAACCACTCTCCACCTTCTCAACATAGTATACCTTATTTTGTGTAAGGTAGGTGTGAAGATAGAGAACCCCTTTATCATTTGGTAGCATGTTCCCAACTACTTTGTCACCAACTTTAAACTTACTCATAGATTTCTCCTTTACAAATATTAAGGCTTTGCTTGAATTTCAAACTTCCACAACCAACTCTCAGGAATCGGAAACATAACTTCGGAGAAGATGTTTGGAATTTGTTCTTCAGTATACCACGACTCTACCTCGTTGTACAAACTTCCTTGTCGCAATTTTACAACCCACCCATTCAATTCGTCATAGGCTTCTGGAGCATATTTAATCATGCATACATCACCTTTGGATAGCTTAAACATCTAATCTCCTTTATTGAACATGCTTGAATTGTAGACCAAAGAAAAGAGGACTACAAGATAATTCTTATAAGTCCTCTTAAATTAGTCAAGTATTCTCTAGCTTTTTCTTCAGACCATTGAAGCCATCAGGAATATGCTCCCCATCCAGAAAAATCTGAGGAACACTACGAAAGCCTCGTTCACGGAACAAAGCTTGAGCTTCTGGACTACGCATTACGTCAATGTATTCATAGCCTTCTCCTTTAGCTTCAAGTAGAGCTTTAGCTTGTTCACAGCCTGCACAATTAGGCTTACCCATTACAACATACCCTGTCTCACGCATTAGTCTTCTCCCTCCAAATCCCACATCATTTCTAGAACCTCTCTTGCTTTATGTTTGATTTCGTAGAGTGCATCAATGATACCTTGATCGTCCATATCTAGTGCAGTGTCCGCAAGTTCAATAATGGCTTTGAGTTTTTGCTCCATACTTCTTCTCCTTAACAAATAACTGTAACTTTGGTTGGATCATAAATTTGTTGAAAAGGAACGCTAACTTGTACAACCTTCTTCAACTCATCCTCTGCTTTATGTTTCTTCCACCAATCCCAAACCTGTTCAAAGCGTAGTCCACTCTGAGGATCACAGATTTCAATCATTGTTTCAACTAGCTTTCGTTCTCCGCCTTGTTCCGCCTTTCGTAGAACAGAGCAAAGAGCTTTAGTTTCTACAGAAGTTGTTGTAGAAACATACATTTGGTCATGGACAGGATATTGAGCAATTGCTTGGTGTTTCATCCAATCATCTACTGAAGTAGTCATGATTATTCTCCTTCAAACTTCTTCTTCAATTCCAGATACTTAGGGTAGTCTGGGTCAACAACTTTCTTCAGAGTGTCTGCAAGAATTTCTTCTCCCGGATGGGAAATACCAAGAGCTTCCAGAGCAGCTAGTACAGCATCAATAGAGCAGATTTCTACTTTACTAGGAATAATCTTTACGATGTCAAAGCCTTCTGCGTGCCGTACTTTGCCTGTGTGATCCTCCCAACAATTGTGACTCCCGCAGTTGTATGGAAAATCTTTCCCATGTGCGAAAATTACATGATTTGGATAGACATCTTTAGATGTGTAATCACCTTTGCTTACACACGTATATTCTTTACCATTACGACAAACGATGGTGTCTCCTGGCTTTGGATAAAACATTTCCATAACTTCTCCTATTCAATAAAGTAATTTCCAGACTCAATCATATCACACATCTCTTGTCTTGTCATCAAAGCATACCCTGCTTTGTTTCGGACATGTGCCCATCTCTTGTATCCAGACGAAGTATTGTACTCCTCTTCTTCCTCGCTGTCAACCAGTGTCAAGAACACAAGGTTGTCTCCTTCTAGAACAAATTCTGCCTCGTCTAGAAGAAATACACTTCCGATTGTAGCAGAAAGAATTGAAGAAGGAGAAGAATTCAAGTCAATCTTCTTCATATTTCCTCCTTATGGACGTTCTTCCCAAATGACAGAGTAAGTCCCTGTAGCTGCTCCAGAGCCAAAGTTATGCAGGCGGATGTAGTAGCTTCCTGGAGGAATACCACGTTCACTCTGAGCACCACCAGACACAGACTGCTGTTGTGCAGTAGCATTAGCTGCTACAAGACGAAGCTTATCAGTTTGTGTAGCCGATGTTACGTTAATACTATTACCAAGAGCAACAGGGGCGCTATGCGTTGTTGCATTAATCACAGAAGTGTAGTATGGCTGTTGACGAGAAATCATACGATTCTTGCCCACCTTTGGGAGGGCTATATTAAACGTAGCAATCTCAGTCACAGTGCCTGTAAACACCTCAAGACGAATACTACCAGCATCTAGTTCAAGATTTTGTTCCCACAAAATAAAATCAATGGGAGAGTTAAACTTGATAGTTTGTACGTTGTTAGCTGGAATATTGAATTCATAGAAAGTACGGAACTCTCTACCAGCAAAGAACGAAGTTTGCTCAGAATCTACACGCAGTCTACGGAACCCTTCAGTAGTGGAGGTGTACAAATCAAGTGGAATGGAGCTACCAGAACTAAAAATTTCGGTACTTGGTGTCACAAACAAACGCCCTGTCTGAACTGTAGAAACCCACCAATCACCGGATGTGTTATCAATTGTGCAATCCTCCCCAGCCTTCACATCAAACGAAGGATTGTTATTGGAAGGAGGTGTAGACGACTTGATGAGGTACATCACATTCGGGCCTTGGTTTTGCACCAAGAGTTGTGTGTTAGGAGCACCTTGAGCTGTAAGATTCAGGTATTGACCTGGGCTAATTGTAATTTCTTGCATAAATTCCCTTTAAAAAGAGGGCAAAAGCCCTCTGTTGTTATTGACAGGCTAGACACTCGCCATTAGACGCTTGCACTCCTGCTTGTGAGTAGATGTAGTACAGGCCCAGAATACCCTCTTCTTCGATAGCACGTTGGTGAATTTCTGAGATCACAGACTCATCCTCTTCCGCACTAAAGAAAAGATTCAAAGATTGCCATTGGTCAAGATAAACACCACGATCAATTGCTTGATTGATGATGTCGTTTTGGTTGATCTCAAAGGCTGTTTTGAACACTTCCTTTTCGTCTTGTGTCAACCAGTCTTCGTTTTGAACACTACCCATTGCAGTACGAATACGCTCCACTGTGGTTTTGTTGTAAACACTTCTGTCCTTCATTAGCTTCAGCAAGAAAGGATTGATTCGGTCAATCTCTCCTCCAGCAGAGCGTTGTGTAAACACCATGCCCGTATCTGGGTTGATGCCTTCACTCACCGCCCCCATGATAAGTGAGGTGCTCTTAGTTGGGGCGACGGCCATTACGTGACTATTGGCACGGCCATATCCCTTACACCACTCCGGTTCTCCGTAGTGAGCAGCAATCCACTTTGTAGCTTCCTCTGCCTGTTCTCGAATTACTCGGAAAATCTCACTGTTCAGGATATAAGCCTCCAAGCTACCAAAAGGAAGCATCTTGCTAATATACAAGCTGTGCAGTCCACAAGCACCAAGACCTAAAGCCCGCGACTTCTTTGTGAACGCTACTGCTTTTTCCAGTCCAGACACATTCTTGGCTCGTTCAATAAATTCCTGAGCTACAGCATCCAAAAACACAGTAGCTACAAAAACAGCATCTGTATCTTTCCAGTCATCCCAGTACAACAAATTCATACTAGCCAGGACACAAGTGTAAGTGTAGTCCTCACTAGAGTGGAGCATAACCTCATTACAGAGCTGTGGGGCCTTGATGTCAAGGTTATTTTTGACATACCACTCAGGGCGGGCACGGTTTTGCTTATCTTGGAAAGAGAAGTATCCCTTACCTGTCACCATCTTAGTTTTCATAATGCGCTGGTAACGTCGAAGCATTTCCTCATCACCCTGCTGCATCTTCTCTGTGTCACTGTCCAACCAAACCCATCCAACATTATTGCCGTCCGGGTGTTGCTCTAGGTAGTCACAAACTTCATCAAAGTCTCCATGACTTACAGGAAGATACGCTGCCCAAGAACCGCGACGTGCAGTACCTTGTGCAACATATTCCATGTCGTGCTGCATACCCTGGACAATGGGTAGAACACCTATACTCTTACCACCTACAGAGATTTTAGCACCACGAGGTCGAACATCACCGAGATAGCCAGCAGTACCGAACCCATACTTTGTTAGCATAGCTGTTTCATGCTTTGCTTTATAAATCCCATCAATGGAATCCGGGAAATACGAACCAGCACACGACACAGGCAGTCCACGACTTGTTCCTGTATTAGCCAAAATAGGAGTTGAAGGACTCAACCAACCCTTCCACATGATGTCAAAGAACTTAGTAAACCACTTATGAGGGTCAGGGGTATGCGTGGCAAGGGTTCGTGCAATACGCTCATACTGCTCACGAGGGTTTGCAGCTTGGTACAGATACTTTTCCTTGAATAGCTGATACCCGCCTGTAGACCAGAATGCAGGAGCCAAATCTTGTTCTTGCAACTTCTTTCGTTCTTCGCTCAAACGTTCATATACACTTGTCAAAATCAATCTCCCTTCTTATTCCACGTAAAACCCATTGCACTCCAATCTCGCTGGTATTGATTACCCTGAGAGTTGAAAAAGTCTTGTGCCATGTAGCCTGTAATGCCTTTGTAGAACCACTCTCCAATTGGATTATATTCTACCTTAAACAAAGGCTCATAACCAAGATTTTTCAAGCAAAGATCAATACGACTCATTGCAAAATTGTGTAGTTGATGTTCTGTAATACCCTCAATCTTACCCTTAGAGAAAATCTTCTTGATGATGACTTTCTCATGCTCCAGCACTTCATTAGCGGCTTGGTAGATGTAGTTTTTTACATCCTCAAGATACTCATCAGAATACAAACCACTCTCGTACCCTTCTTTCTTCAATGTGCGAAATAGCCATGCTGCGGCTTCTGCATGTAGATTCTCATCTCGACTACTGAAATTAATTCCAGACACAACATTCAACAGCTTGTTCTTACCTTGACTTTGGAAGTGCTTCAAAAAGGCAAAAGACACATAGAGTACAGCACCCTCACCAAAAGTAAAACTGCCGAGAGCTTTCAGGTCGTTCTTACCTTTCAGCGCATTCTCAAGATAAGCAATTCGTGCTGCTAACTCTGCATCTTCTTTATAGGAGTTGTAGAATTCATCTGTTGCTACACCAATCTCTTCGTTAAGGGTCTTGTAAAACATTTGATGTATAGCCAATTCTGTAGCACCAAACATGGCAGCCATCGGGTGAATATCTGCTGGCCGGGGGAACTTCTTCATCACCCAATTGATCCAGAATTCGTTCCCAATAATAACCTCATACTTTGTAAAAAGGCGGAGTACCTCAATAGTACCATGTCGTTCCGCCTCTGTCATATTTACAAGAATGTCTTGTTTGTCCTTACCAACCTTCACCTCAAAATGAGGCCAGAAGATTTTTTGTTGACTATTCATAAACTCAATAGCTTCTGGATAGTCCACTACAAATGTTTCCTTTGGTGTAAGGATACGTGGAATATTGCTCACTATAACTAACCTTTCTTCTTATTAACTTAGATTACCACCCTTAGATTGCTCCTCCAAAGACAAGCAATACTCTTCTGTAAAGTTTGGCTGACGGCTCATCATCATCAAATCTGCCTTGTGATCGGCATCGCCTTGACTACTGATAATGTTTTCCAAACTACACTTACCACTGTAATACATCCATTCCTTATCCTGCCGTTCAAACCCTGTATATCGCTTACCAAACCAAGGCTGATGATTGGGAGAATACATTGGACGATGCATCACTTCTTCTGTTTCAATTCCCTTCTTGTCCATTCCAATTGAAAACAAAATCTCTTCAATCTCTTGTTGTGTCAAATCGTCTACAGTTTTATCTACTTGAGATAGAACATGGTTTAGATCAAACACACTCACATTAAACGGTACTTTAGCCATTGTATCTCCTTATTCAGCATCCTGAATTACATTACCCTCAATCACTTGCCGAAACTGACCCCAGTTACGGAAATTACCACTCCAAGGATTTCCATTTCGGTCAATGTGCGTCACATACTTACTCCGAAAACCAACACCTACCTTAAGTGGGGTGGCTTGGTGTTCTGTAGGACTTGCATGCACAGGCTTAGATTCTACCAGACGTTCAAACACCTTATCTGCTTTTTCAGAAGAATTGTCTAGCTTTCGGAAACTGACTTGAGCACAACAAGAAGCTGAGATTCGTTTTGCTTGTTCCAACCCTTTATCAATACCTTTACGGAACACGCCGTTCTCATAGTAAGGCAGGTGCCAATCTCCTACACCAAGCACACGAACCTTAGCCCCGTCCTGGGCTTCCTTCATTGCCTGAGCTAGTTCACAGATTGTTGGATCAGCATCAGGGTGGTCACGCAATCCGTAGAAATTACTACCATTACCCGTAAACGTAACAACCGTCTTGATATATTGAAAAGGCTCTAATAGTCGGTTAGCAATCTGCTTATGAAAGCCAGCCGTCGAAAACTTACTAGCCATCTCTGCAGCATCTCGTGCTGCCCAACTCCAAGCATCTTCTGAAAGAAGGCTCAAGGCACCAAAATTTACTACACCTTGGAAATCTTCCCCAGTATCTTGCATACCGGACTGATTCTTACCAAAACGTACAGGCATTGCCGGATTGTCCAACACCATTTCGATCATCTTCTGTACAGGAATAGCTCGGCTTGAAGCTGCATTACGGCTAAACAGGCGGTGCGTCATCAGCTCGGAATGAATTAGCCGAGGGTACTCTAATTCAAAAGTAATAATCTTTTCATTAGTTTCTTCACTTACTGAATACGCAACTACTCGTGCTGTACACTGACTCTTCTTAACTTCACTTAGATACAATTCTTCTCTCCTTCTCCGATTTAAATAGGACTCTAAAGAGCCCCCGTCACAACACAGGCAGTATCATACGACACGGTAGGCAACAATATCATACATATCTCCGCGTAAACTCCAATCCACGTCATTAGCATATACGCCAGTATTATGAATAGCTTCGCGTTCATCTTGTTCAACCAAGAGGAGAAGATCAACACGACACCCTGTTGCACCGAGAGGCATATACCCTTTGTTCCACTCAATCCAAGGATTTCCACCATCTTCTACAGGAGGATACCAAGGCTTACGGTTAGCTTCTGCCAATGCTTCGCCTGCTTTGCACATGTGGCAAGGACTCCCATCCTTACTTGCAGAATAAGGCCAAGGAAGTAGGCCGTCTTTACACGTATCGCATTGCTCAGGCTTCTCCTGTTTAACCTGTGATTGAGGCTGAATAGTTCCTTCCTTCCACAGCTTCTGGTGATAATCAACACACTCTTGTTCAGAAATATCTTCTTCCTTCTTAAAGGAAGTTTTCACACCATACTCAAACTCAAGAATCATCTGTAAGTAGTGTACAGCTTTCTCAATATCCTCTGCACCTTTCTTATCTTTGTACCGAGTAACATATTTTACTACATTTCCTTGGAAGAAAGAGAGGTTGTTTGCATGTGCATATTCAATAGGTTGAATAGCCTTGCCTTTGTAGTGTTCACCCCCATACTGAGTATTTAGAACAGATTCAGACATTAATAATTCCCTTCTTCCATGTCCTCATTAGAAATTTCTTTAGACGATGATGTAATTGAATGATTGGACACAGTATGAAGCAAAGTCATCCATACAAAATCAGACACGGAGTGTCCTGAGTAATACTCTTTATCATCTACCTTGATAACCACCCAATCACCATCTTCACTCACGATATGCTCAATGTGCATCAATAATCTCTTTATGGTTCGTAGTTATAGTGAACATCCCAATCAATTAAATCGTTTGGAATAAAGGGCTTCAGATCTACACGAGGAAAGTTTTGAGGCTTCAAGGTTTTGTTTGTGTGATAGTCACAAACTGTGTAGTAATTAACACCTTCATATTCTACACTTGAAATGTACACGTCTTTGCCGGATTTGTCGTGATACACTGCCCAGTTATCTGCGACACCAAACAAAGTTGTGAACTTTAAATCATTGTTCTCGCACACAGCAGAAAAAGCCCCGTCAAAGTCCACACCAACAGATTCTAGCAAAGTTTGAAGCTGAGAAGCAACGTACTTGACATCGGCCACTCCATCTAGAACTTCAACCATGTCTTCTTCTTGAGCAGCTTTCATAGTCTCCTCGACTTCTTCAAGGAGGTAAGTGCATTGGTTCTCAATTTGCTTATAAAGTTCCTTAATATCCTTACTAGGAGCTTTACCTGTAATTACGTTAAAACGCTCAACGCGACTATCTTTCATTAACCCTCCTTAGTTACTTGTTCAACAGCTTGCTCTTCTGATTCTGGAAACTCAATTGGCTCCAGAATAACACTCACTGTCCCATCCCCATTTTCTACAACACGATTTTGATAACCTGTAATAGCACAGATTTGATTTAGCTGCTTCAGAATTTCAATAGCATCAGCTTGCTTAATATTTACAGAAGGCTTCTTAGTGTAAGCGTTAGGCTTCAAAGAAGCAAACCACACAAACAAGTTGTTCAAGCCTTGTGCAATTAGTAGATTGTTTTGTTCCATTGTTTTCCTTTCTGTCTAAAATGTAATTATACCACAGATTTATTAACCGAGATACTTGTTTTGCAAAAAATCTAGAGAAACAAACATCGGGAGTGCAAATCCATCCTTGACTTCATGCAACATTGTAATACCACGGAAGTGATTGTTACCTTGATAACCCTTATAGTTTTCCTCGAATGGATAGCAAGCCCCATTGATAACACCTAAACGCATTTTACCGTCCAGAGTTGGAAGCATGGCAACATCAAGTGTCTGCTTGTGACCTACAACAAAAGAAGCGCCAACATTCTTCAACTGACTCAAAGCTGTACCACCATAAGGCTTCCCTGTAAACGGGTTGGCAAGATAGTGTACGAAATGGATTCCTTCAATTACGCATGGCTTCAGAAAAGGATGAACTTCCCAACCATTTTCTTCAAGGTTTAGTGTTTCCGTTCCAACAAAACCCTCAAGCTCTGGCATATCTCTTGACATACGATCAAAGCGGTCTTCATGATTCCCGAGGCAGAACACCAAACGTGGATTATACACCTTCTTCTTAAACCGTTTTTGCTGGTTTTGCAAGTTTCTGATAGGTTCCATCAGCAGTTCCATACCTTTGTTCCCCGCCTCAATATCTGCCTTCAGTCTTCGTCCTTCAAAAGAACGCTTACCTTTGTCGTAGGAAGAAAGACTTTCAAAATCATAAGCATCACCTATATGGACAATGACATCTGGGCGCTTATCAGCCAGATATTTCCCAATAGCGTGCATGTAAGATAGGTCTTCTCCTGGCTTACACTGTGTATCAGCTACGCAACAAATTTTCATTCATTCTCCTACAAGTTTCTTCAATAACTTACCAAAGGAAGAAGTTCGCTCAACTCCCCAACTACCTGTTGCAATCCAATGAACGGGGCCGATTACGACCACGTACAGAGGTAACACCCAAACATAGTTAAGTCGTTGCCACCAACACATAGTCTTGTCGTATTGAAACTTACCTACTGTTAGCTTAAGGTCTGTCTCGTTTTTAGCCCAACGCTCAAACATGTTCTCTGGAAACAAAGCTAAGATTTCCTCTTTAGAGGCTTCTGAAAGCTTCTTACCCAATGCTTTCTCAATATCTGAATGATAAGCTGTGTGTTGTCTTGCAAAAATATTCATTCATCCTCCCATTCAATAACTTGTGCTACATAGTCATCAATCTTAGCAATTGAATCGTCAGCATAGCGATAAAACTTGTTAATCTGATCTTCCGTAACTCCCCAAGTGCTCAGAGTTTCTTCGAAAGCTCTCCAAGCAGCTTCAGTCATGTCTTTGTATTCTTGATGTGTAAACTTCACAGTCCTCTCTCTTTCTTAAGCTGTTCAAAGACCTGCTTGCGTCTGTTAGCTTGTGCAGAGGCTGGGAGAATGTCTCTGTCAAGCAAGAATTGTTTGTCTTCCTTAGCGTCAACAATAGCTTTAGCTTCTTTCTCTAGCTTTGCTTCCTCAAATGTCATGTTGTTACGTGCTGCGTAATCCTTCACTTTATTGCACACAGAGCAAATCAATTGTAAATCATCTGGAGAAACAACAAAAAGACGCTCTACGAAACGTTGTAGATGGGATACATCTGTGAGACTGCCGCTTTCTAAGATGTGATCCACTTGGATGACTACTTTTGCACGACCTTCCTTCTTAGAAGTCGATAGCGGATAGACACCCCCACAGCATGAACACTTCCCACCCCACACTTCAGGAAACCTAGTGACCCCTTTAGGGTTTGGGTTAGGAATCTTGATTCTTTCTGCATTCAATTTAGCAATCTTGCAGGGATGCCTATTCCACGATTTACGAAGGGACGATCTAATCCATGAGAACCATGCAGATTCTGTTTTCCAGATTGATCCGGGGAAGTTCCAGTATTTCTCATACTTATAAGGTTTCTTTCTAGTCATTATACCACACTTTCTCAATTCCAAAGTCCGTGTTTTGTAAATACTTCCTGAGCAGTTACAATATCGTCAACACTTCTACGCATCCTAACCAAATCCCATACTTCGTTAAGTGCGTAGCGCCAATCAACATTCAGAATAATCGGATTATCTTCTGTAGAATTCCAGTGGTGTACTCTCACCATCTTTGGGTACATTTTCTGGTAGACATCTTTCATAATCTTAAAGCATTCCAAATCTGATGTGCATTCGCTTAGGGCGTTAAATGCCGATACCTCACCAAACTCTAGAGTAGATGCTGCTGTCGGACTAATCGCATCAACTGGGTCTCCAATTAGGCATTGTGTATACAACCACTTACGACCAATACCACGGAGCTTCTTTTGCTTACCTGTTGTATCCCACCATAATTTTCCAAGACCTCTACAATCCATAATACCCCACTCAGGATGCATAGGATTAAAAAGATCAATAGGGCATCCCATACTATCTTTGTCAACAGACACTACAAGATTACCTTTTTCTTGACCTAAACACACAACCCAGTCATCCACTTCTAGATCGGTAATGACTTCTGCTCCATGATGTTTAATCAAATACTCTTTAACCGCATCTTTGTGTACTGGAATAAGGTTATGAGTTCTCGTTCCCTTGTATTCTAGAAGAGTTGCTCTGTCGTATCTAAAGGATTTACCTTCGCCAACAAATAACTTTGTCCTTTCTACGCCGGTTGACTTGGCAACACCTTGCACCATCATCTTGACTGTATGAAGAACATTAGAGATTTCTTCTGGTGTTTGTACATCAATAATGTCAAAGTCTTCCCATGTGAGGAGTGTTGTTCTAGACTTATTCAGTTCGGCAAGAAAACCGCCATCCCTAGACTTCTTCCGACCCCACAGCTCAGTACGTGACTTCAGATCATATTCATTACCTGATTGCTTTTCAATTGCCTTAATCGTCTTTTTCTCCCCGGAGTGAGATGCTGCATGAAGTATCCAGTCTGCATCAACTAAGTTCGTGTGAAAGCTCATTATTCCTCCCTTGCTTCTGGTTTTAATTCACCATAATATTTTAACTCAGCTTGCCTTCGCGCAGTAATTGCTGACTCTAAAGACAAAAATGTTCCCAAGTGAATTGTCTTTCCACCAACAGCTATACGAGCAAGATATTTCTCGCCATTCTCAGATAATCCAACTCCAGTACAACCTAGAGGATTGTCTTTTCTTTTTCTTGTGTTAAAAGACTGGACATTTCTACTTTCCCATCTGCAATTTTCTTTACAATAATCACCGTCCGGATTAATCCTATCTAGTGTCATACCTTCAGGACGTTCACTCATGTCTTCAAGAAAGTTCAGGAATCCTTTCCCATCAGGTTCAAGCCATCTATCACACACTCTAATACCTCTTCCACCATATTCGGAGTATGCTTGTTGCGACTGATCTTTACACCTCTGTTTCATAGAAGAATAAATGCTCCACAGGGGGTGATGAGAGTACCCGTGATTACCCTCTCCCTTCGATATTAAAAATGACCGTTTACATCCACAACTCTTTGTCGTCCCCCTCTTAAAATCGCTGGCCTTGATAAACTTTTCCACGCCGCAGACACACCTTACCCAGGCCATTGTCCGAATCTTACTTGACGCGC